TTCGGTGGCCTTTGAGCTATCCTATATATATGACCAGACCTCGCAAGATGGGGACGAGCACGATAAACCCGGATTCCGATGCGCCGCCGCATTGGAGCCCTAACCCTGGACCCCAGACCAAAGCCCTTGAGATGGAGGATGTGGACGAGAAGCTCATGGGGGGAGGGAGAGGCGGAGGCAAGACGGACGCAGGCATGGTCTGGATGGTGCATCCGACCTATGTGGAGAACCCGAGGTATCGGGGCCTTGTGATACGCCGGAACGCGACTGATTTGGGGGATTGGATTGACCGGGCGAGGTGGATGTACCATCCCATAGGGGCGGAGTTCACGACCATGCCCATGGAGATACGGTTCCCGTCAGGGGCCATCATCAGGTTGGGGCACTTGCGGGATGACGGGGCGTACACCAAGTACCAGGGCCATGAATACCAGCGGATGCTCATCGAGGAGCTGACCCATATCCCCTCCGAGGATTTGTACGAGAAGCTCATCCAGTCGTGCCGGTCCACGGTCTTGGGCCTTAAGGAGAGGGTGTTCTGCACCACCAACCCTGATGGTGACGGGCGCATGTGGGTCAAGAAGCGTTTCGTCAACATCGGCCATCCTGGGGAGGTGTTCACCGACCCCGATACCGGCAGGACCAGGGTCTACATACCCTCGACGGTCAAGGACAACCCCCACTTGATGCAGAATGACCGTTACCTCAAGAGCCTCCAGGCCATCACCGACCCGGATTTGCGCAAAGCATGGCTTGAGGGGGACTGGGACTCCTTCTCCCTCAAGGGTTCGATTTATGGGGAACTCGTGGTGGCCGCCAGGAAAGAGGGGAGGCTCACGAACGTCCCCTTGGAGAAATACTATCCGGTGGATACCTATTGGGATTTGGGCTACAACGACGCCACGGCCATCGTCTTCGCCCAGCACGTCGGGGCTGAACGGAGGATAATCGACTATTACGAGATGAGCGGCATGGACATATCCCACTTCGCCGCCTTGTTGAGGCAGAAGGGATATTTCTATGGTGTCCATTGGCTGCCCCATGATTCCGCTTTCCATTCCATGCAGACCGGGAGGAGCATGTTCGAGATTCTCAGGGAGCTCCTTCCGCTGGAGGATTTCCGCGTCATCCCCCGCATGGGCGGACGCATGAACTCTGAGGTGCAGGAGGGCATCAACGCCGTCAGGATGATGTTCGGCACCCTCTGGTTCGACGTGAAGAAGACCGGTCGCCTCATCGAGTGCCTTGAGAATTACCGTCGGGAATGGGACGAGATGCTCAAGGTGTTCCGCCCCAAGCCCGTCCATGATTGGGCCTCGAACGGCGCTGACGCCATCCGGGGCATGGCCGTCGTCTCGATGCTCATGGATTCCGAGGGGCGTTTCGTCGGGAAAGGCACGAGCGGCAAGAGGGTCGATGCCTTCGACGACTCCATGCGCTATGAGCGCCGGGACGATTCGCCTATCGACTACTGAAATTGGTATAATGTAAGGATAAGAGGAGGGAACAAACAACCAAACTATGCCTATCGTCACGGACCTCCTGGAGCGGAAGCGGGAACTCGATTCCAAGGAGGCGTATAACCCCTCTTCCGAGGAATCGGAATACCTTTCGGAACTCCAGGCCAAATACCTGCGCAGCCTGTACTACCACACGTCCACCCATCGGTATTTCAATGATAAGTCGCTCTCCGATTACCTCGACCGATGCAATGACGATTCGTTCCTGTATGTCTCCCCGACGGCCAAGGACAACTGGCACTCGAAGACCCGCAGGCAGACGCCACGCGAGAAATTCAATGCCCTGATGGCCGCCATCTTGGACCAGAACCTGTCGCCGGAGGTCTTCGCGGTGGACGCCAAAGGCAAAGACCAACGGGCCGCCGCCGATGTCGTGGATTCCCTCATCCGGTATTCGGATATAGTCGAGGACGCCGACACGAAACGCAAGCTCCGCGCCCATGAACTCCTGAAGAACGGGACGTGCGCGACGGAGGTCTCGTGGCTCGTGACCTGGAAGACGGTCAAGAAGCTCATGGGGGAGTTCGACCCAGCCGTGGGGAAAGCCAAGTGGACGAGCAAGGAGGAGAAGGACTTCGAGGGCATATGGACGAAGATAATCCCCCTGAACCGCGTGCTCCTGGGGGATGTGACCAAGTATTTCATCGAGGAACAGCCGTATATCTTCAAGGAATACGTGCTCCAGTACGATGAGGCATACATGCTGTTCAACAGATGGAGGAACTGGAGGCATGTCACCCCGGTGGGGGAGGCTTTCGATACCTGGAACGACACTTTGGCCCAATCCGACACGGAACAATCGACATCGAGCGACCGCATCTTCGTCCGCATGAGGGTGTACGAGAACAAATGGTCAGACGAGTACGCCATCGTCCTGAACAACGTGCTGATGACCCCTCCGGGGTTCCCGATGCCGACGCCCGACAAGGGGTTTTCCTTGACCTGGACCCAGAACGAGGATTATGACCAGGCTTTCGCCTATGGCCGGTCGTTCTATTCCATCGTCCATAACGATTCCGTGACCCTGGATTTCCTGTATAACGCGATGATTGACAAAGCCCGGCAAGGGTTGGAACCGCCGCTCATCACCAGCTTCAAGAACCTCATAAACAAGAACATGTTCGCCCCTGGCAAGGTCACGCACGGCGACATCAACTTCAAGCGTGCCGTTGACCATGGGGGCGTGTCTTCGGCGGACATCGAGATAGCCAGGTTCGTCGAGGACAACATCAACAAATCCTCGGTCTCCCCCGTCGTCCAGGGACAAGGCGGCGGGGTGGGGATGCAGACGGCCTTCGAGATACGCGAACAGCAGAAGGCGGCTTTGCGCATGATTGGGCTCACGTTGTATTCCATCGCCAGGATGGAGAAGGCGGTGGCCGAGAAGAAGCTGAGCTATATCCTCAAGCATTACCCCAAGATGAGGCTGAACAGGGTGGACGCCAAATCGAACGAAGTCATCTCCGTCGGCAAGACGTTCACCGTCAGGGGGGAGGCTGCTGAATCGTCCGGCGTGGGCCGCAAGGAGATTTCCTTCTCCAACGAACCGATAGACGAGGGGGCGGATGTCTCGGACTTCCTGAAGGCCATGTCCGATGAGGAGATGGCTTCCCAAAACTCCGGTGAACGGATGAAGAGGTATATGGTCGATGCGGATTTCCTGCGTAAACTCAAATATGTGTTCCAGGTGGTCGTGAACCCGGCGAAGCGCAAGAGCCGTTTGGCGGATGTCGCCGAAGCCAGGGAGAAATACTCGGTGTATATCCAGAACCCGCTCATCGACCCGGAATGGGCCACGAGGCTCCTCCTCCGTGCGAACGAAGACGATGAGGAGGCCGCCATCAGACGGCAACAGCCGTCCCAGATGCCCCAAGCCGGGGGTATGGAGGATGCTTTCCAGCTTCGTGGCCGTGGGGGCATCGGTACCCAGGGGGCCATCGCCCCCTCCGGAGAAGGCTCGAACCAAGAGGCCATCGGGGGTGGCGGCCAGGCCGCGAAGCGCGTCTCGCCTAACCGACAGGCCATGCCGGAGGAAGCCGTTTCCCCCGTTTGATGTATAATGGAGAACGATGGATTTCACAGACATCCTGGCTAAACTCGAATTGACCCCCTCCCCAGGGGGACATTCGCTTGAGTTCCCCGGGTCGCCATATAATTCCGGGACCCAGATGGCTTTCCCGAAAGCGTACCTGGATAACGCAGTCCTTCTTTATGCGAACCCCATCCTCCGGGCGGAGGTAGAGGAGAAAGTGAAGGTCTTGGTCGAAGGCGCGATTGAGGCGAACGATATGGTCACGAAGGAGGCGTGCCGACTGTCCATAAAGGCAATCCTGTCTTTGTATGATTCGCTGAAGATGCTGCATGACAGGGCTTTGGAGGAGCGTGAACGCTTGCATGACGATGAATTAAACCCCGGAAGGGGGAGAAAGGAGGCCGCTGATGACGGGGATGGGATACCTGGTTTCGCTAACGATTCAGATTAAACATCATTTATGCCAGAAGAGAACGACCAGATGTCCTCGGCCAAGGAGGAAGAGGTTTTGGCGGATTCGGTGACGGAGGAGGCCGAGGGAAGCGTGGATGCCGCCAAGGAAGAGGCCGAAATGACGCCTGAAGAGCTGAAGGACAAGCTCGAAAGGCTGACCCAAGAACGCGAGAGGCTGGTGGAGAAGGTCATCAGGCAATCCACCGCCCGAGCGGAATACAAACGGGAACTGAAGGCCGCGAAGGCCCAACTCAAGGAATTGACGGAGCATTTCGGTGATTTGCCGTCCAAGGAAAAACCTCCCGAAGCGGTGCAGACGGAGGAAGCCGCGTCCGTGCCCCCCTCTTCCGGTGGTGAACGGGACCTCGATAAGCTGGTGGAGGAGAAGTTGTACGAAAAAGAGGTCATCAAGACCATCAAGGGGAGGACCCAATATCGGGAGGACGCGGAAGTGGTCAAAGCCTATGTGGATAAGATGAGGAAAGGTGGGTTATCCACAGGCGATGCCGAGCAGGACGTTTCCCAGGCCATGCTCCTCCTCCAGAAACGCGAATTGAGCGGTGGGGAGATGCCTTCACCCACCTCATCCGGGGTCTCAGGTTATGGCTCCGAATCAAGGGAGCGCATCCCCAGGTCGGCCATCGAGATGGGACGGATGTTCGGCCATACGGAGGAGGACTTCAAGAAATATGGGGATGGCGAGATTAAGCTCTAATTACACAAAAATATGCCTAAAGGATACCCAAACCGTCCTGACCCGGAGCAAATCGGCCATGAACCGATGGAGATGCCGCAAGAAAAAGGGATTTCCCAGGAGACCCTTTCCGTCCTTGAGGAGATGCGCTCTTTGCGGGAGGCCATGGTCGAGCAGCAGAAGGAAATCTTGCGCCTCAAGGCCATCTCGGACGAGAACAAAGGCCGCGATTACGATAGCGCGCACGCCGACAAGTCGTTCAAAGGGCATTTGCGCTTCATCGAGACCCCGGATGACCCCATAATCTTCTGGAAAACGGTCAAGAACATCTCGTCCATCGACCCTGTGACCGGGTTCCTCCTCCAGGACCAGAAACTGGAGGTGCACACCCTGAAAGGCGTCGTCCTTCCGTTGGTGGACATCCATACCTGGAACAGTTGGCGGTCTAACCAGACCAAATTCAAATTCCTGAGGATTGACCACCAGGTCGGGAAATGCGACATCCAGCTTTCGACCGATGCCGGGCAGAGTTATGTCGGTGAAGTAATCAAAGATTTGCCTTTAACTTACGTAAATCCATAAAATATGGCGGAAGAGACGCTTTTGGGCCAAGAGGCCAAGCCTGTGGGGCTTTTTTTCGGGAATCGTGAGGTTGATTCCTATGGGGTAGCCTCCAACACCGATTGGTGTTGGGTCACGTTCAAGGACGGGACGAGGGAGATAATGAATAAGGATGAGTTCGAGGCGGCCAAGAGCGAAGGCCCTGGGTCGGAGGGGTTCGATTTCGACAAGAAACGTCTATTGCCGGTGGCCGAGGACATCCTCAAATTGATATATAAATGGAATGTCCGCCTTGAGGACTTGGGGTTCCTGTTCCGTTTGGCCATAGATTCCATCCAGTTGACGGTCAACCAATCCAAGGAAGTCGCCTATGGCCAACCAGCCTGGTCGGTCCGTATCGATGATATCCAGAAGGTACTGGACGAAAAGAAGGCAGTCGGGGTAGAGCCGTCCAAGACGACCGTCCTCCGGGATGTGCAGGGGACTGTCATCAAGTATTGATGTGATGGTATAATGGTGGGGTGCAGCCGCACCGCGCTTGGAACGCATACGGTAGGCCGGGGACTAGGCATGGACCCCGGCTCTCCGCTTGCCTCGCAAGGGCTCCCGTTACGGGATTCGGGCCATAATCCCGTCAGACAAAAGGCATGGATAGCCTATCCGGGCTCCCTCAACCCGGAGGACCAATAGGGCAGGGAAGTGCGGAATAGCTGACCGCAGTTCCCTCGGAAGACGGAAAAGACCGTCTTTTTATCGTTTTAACCGTCAGACAACTTATGTCATTCATCCCCAAAGCGGCAGCCGACAATTCGTTCGCGTTGCGCTTCTTCCCCAAGACCGCCAGCCAGGCCTTCTCGAAGGACAGCCTGGTGGCTTGGCCAGCTTCCCAGACCGGGTACATCATCCCCGCCACTTCTTCGACCACGAAACATATCGGGACCATCCTGAAGGCGGTCACTTCAGCCGATTCCGATTACGCCTCGAACACGCTCGTCCCGGTCCTCGTCCCGACCGCCGGTTCGTCTTCCGTCTGGGTCGCCACGACCGCTTCAGCCGTGGCCACCGATGTCGGCGCGACGGCTGACTTGACGGATGCCTCGACCGTGAACCGCGGAGCAGAATCCGTCGGCGCTTTCCAGATAACCGGCTACCGGTCAGCGACCGAAGTCGAAGGCTATCTGCTCCAGCCGACCTCCACGACGTAATAGAGAAAATGTATGCCTATCATCAATTCATCGACCTACAACGATTTTGTCGCTAACACCAAAATCGAGTTCAAGAAAGGTTACGAGTACATCCAGCCAGTGGCCAGACAGCTCTATAACGTCCGCCAAGTCGGCGGCGGCATGGGCGACATCTTCCGGGTGGAGGAAATCGACGGTCCGGGTCTCGCTTCGCGCTTCACCGAGGGCGCAGATGTGCCGAACGGGCAAATCAACCTGGGATATTCCAAGAATGTCCAGGTGTACCGCATCGGCGAATCAATCGTCATCACCTGGTGGCTCCGCCATCACGGCAAATATGCCGAGATGATGGAGAACGTCCGCAAGCTCGGCGAAGCCGTGGCCGAACGCATGGAACTGGATTTGACCCATCGTTTCACCTTCGCCACCGCCACCTCATATTCGGATAAGGACGGTAACACCGTCTCGACCACAGGCGGCGACGGCTTGGCGATGCTCTCCACGTCACATACCGTGACGGGCGTTTCGAGCACATACCGCAACCGCGTCGCCGGTAATCCGCAGTTCTCCGCCGGTGCCTTGGAGGCAGCCGAGAACATCGGGAACCAGCAGATGATTGACAATGCCGGTCGCCGCGTCTTCCCGCGTTACGACACAATCGTGACCGGTTCGGATGTCGTCCAGCAGCATGTCATCCAGAAGGTCATCAATTCGCTGGCGCCTGTCGATGCGCTCAACTCGAACGTGATGAATCCGCACCGGAACAAGTACAAGCTCTTGGTGCTGAAATTCCTCGATTCGACCGCCACCTCTGTCTATGATTCGTCCAAGAACAAGTATTGGTTCCTGGTGGATTCGTCCAACACGGGCCTCTACTGCTATGTCACCGAGAATCCGCACATGACGGCCCCGACCCCGGGCGGAGCTGGCGACAACTTCTTCAACGAGAATTGGACGTTCAAGGCCACTTCGACCTACGGCATCGAACTCCTCCAGCCCCGCGGCATCATCGGGAGCACGGGTGATGGCACAGCTTGATATGCCGAAAAACGCTAAGAAAGCCGTTAAGGCCGGAATCGCCAAGAACGGCATGAAAGCCGGTCAGAAGGTCGGCAAAACGGCCCGGAAAGGCTGCAAATAGCCCGACCGGCCTAACCTGCAATACCTATGCCTCTTAATGCACTCAACAAACAGGCCCTCATCTACGGGGTGGCTTCGCAAATCCCCGTGTTCGGACGCATCCTGGTGGTGAAGAGTTCGTCGGATACGGCGCACTACAACTACCAGGCTTTGAACGAAGCCTATGAGCCGCAGGATGGGCGTGTCCTGTTCTTCACCGATTTGGCCACGGCCTACGCCGAAGCCCAATCGAACAACAACGATGTCATCTGCCTCGACGGGGCGACGACGCATACCGTCACGGAGATGCTCACCGTAGCGAAGAACCGCGTCCACTTCCTGGGGATGGACAGCGGTGGCCGCCTGGTCCAGCAAGGCGCCAAAATCCAGATGGGCGTGACCGGCGACGCCTCGGATTTGGCCCCCATCCTCGTGACCGGCGTGCGCAATTCGTTCCGCAACCTGAAGGTCATCAACGCCTCGACCACGAACCAATCCCTCCATGGCTTCATCGACAACGGTGAAGGCACGCTCATCGAGAATTGCCACTTCGTGAAGACCGCAGGCTTGGATGACGCTGGCCATTCGCATTTCTGGATGGCTGGTGATTCCTGCACCTACCGGAACATCGTGGTCGGGCAATCGAACATCCCGAACACGGCAGCCGGTTACGGCATCCTCATCGACGGCAAGACCGGCGGGGCGACGGACGGCACCGTGAAGGAGAACTTCGCGGAGAACGTCATCGTCAACATGTCGGTCGGCGGTTCCGTCCAGGCCACGTCCTGCTTCATCAAGGTGGCCGATACGGCTGCCCTGAACTTCGGCAACCTCATCAAAGGTTTCGTCGGATGCAATTTCATCCCGTCAGGCGGGACCATCATGACGAACGGTGTCTTGGCCCCGGCCTCCATCGTCGCCGGTTCGCTGTTCCTTGTCGCCCCTGCGTTCTTCGGATGCACAGGCGTCTCGGACAACGCTTCCGCCGGTGTGCAGATTGCCGCTCCAGGCTTGGCGCCGGTAACCGCTGGCGGTTTGGCCGCCAACCTATCCGACTAGACGATAGTCGGCCACTTAATGAACTAATCGGACGGGGAGCAGGGGGTGATGGAAACATCGGCTCCCCTCCGATGGGCTTATGCCAGAAAAAATATGGGACTTCTCATCGACGGCGTGAACAACCAGAACTATGTCTCCGACAGGATTCCCCTGCCGGTGGATGTGGTGTCGGATACCGCATACGTCAACTCCATCACGGGGGAGACGGTGCAGCTCTATTATTTTGCCAACGCCTACCTGACCACGGGGACGGCGGGTACGACCAACGCCGCCACCTGGGCGGCCCTTACGGATACTTCCAAGTTCGAGATTGACATCAGGGGCAAGACCTATGTCATCAACCCTGATTTCACGGGAGACAGCGACATGGACGCCGTAGCGGCTTCCATCCAGGCGGCCATCCGCGCGGCCACGGGGACTCTGGAGACCTGCACGCAGAGCACCAATGTCTTCACCATCACCTGCATCAAGGACGAGACAGGCACGATGGATGGCGAATACGGCAATTCAATCTCGGTCCTCCGCAATACCGCCACGAACACCGGAGTCAACCTCGCCGGTGCCACATGGATGAACGGCCTGTACGGCACAGGGGTGGTCACACCGGCTACGCTCACTTCGGATTCGGGGCAGGCGGCAGGGACGATAGTCATGGCCAAGCTGGCCTTCACCGGAATCCTGGATAAATTGGGCGGCATGATAGGGAACGCGGCTGACTCATCCCTCACATGGACGACCAACACGGTGCTCCCAAAGAAATACATGAAGGAGTGCCTCAAGTCACCGATTGAGGACCCCTCGAACAAGGAACTCTGCGAAATCGCATACGAAATATGTTCCCGCTTCACGACCAACGGGGAGTGGTGCCTCGACCACAGGACCGGCCTGATTTTCGGCAAGAAAGCCACTACTGGGACAAGCGATACCGCAGCCTATAAGGTGCAGACCCAGACTACGGGCGGCGGCACGGTAATCACCGATTCAATCAACATCGCCAAAGTCGCCGGGGCGACGGTCGGGCTAGACGACGCGGCTTATGGCGTAGGGACAGCCGGTGTCCTGCCTTCCGGCTTCCTGGCTGACGAGGCTTCGACCGACAGCGTGGATGAGGGGGATTTAGGGGCGGCCAGGATGACATTGAACAGACGGCAAATAATGGCAGGGCAGACCCTCGATGACGCGGCTTTCGGGATAGGGACTGAATACGCCAATGCCACAGGTTTCTTGGCGGATGAAACGGCCACTGATTCGGTGGATGAAGGGGATATCGGAATCGCCAGGATGACCCTTACGCGCAAACAGATAACCGCCTCCGAGTTCGTGGAGGATACTGCGCATACGACGGCTGATTACGGTTCGCAAGTCCTTGCGGTCAGGAATGATGCGCATACGGCTCTTGCGGGGACGACAGGCGACTATATCCCGTTGACTACCAACGCCACAGGGGATGTCTATGTCGATACCGAACTCCCCGCCGCGGCCGCGCTCGCTGACGCGACAGCCAATCCAACCGTCCCGACCGTGGGTTCAGGCAACCTCACCTTCAACGGCACGACCTGGGACAGGGCGCGTTCCGGCGTGACTTCCCCGACGGCTACCTTGACGGGCATGCAGAATATCCTGCCGATGGGCGAGTACCTGTCCACGGAACCGACCCTGACCACGGGGCAGGTGGATGTCCTGCAACTGAACACGAAAGGCCACCTGAAGAACGCCGAGCAATGGGCTCCTACGGCAGAGGACAACACCTCGTACACCTACTACACGACGCTCCGCCCCATCGCGACCGCCGCCGACCCGAACAGCCACGCGAACATAATGACGCTCGTGAACTCGGCCGCCTTGGAGACCTCGCACATCCTGAAAGCCGCCCCTGGGAGGCTCTATAAGGCGAGGGTCGAACTCGACTCGACCGCCACTTCCGGCGTCTACTACATCCAAGCCCTGAACAGCGCGACGCTCCCGGCTGACGGGGCGGTCACGCACCTCGTGGCCCCGATGAAAGTCCACCACACCTACGGGATGACGGATGTCATCGACATGGACTTCCCTTATGGGGTCTACGCCTCCGCAGGCATAGTCGTCGTGCTTTCGAGCACGCAGTACACGAAGACCATCGGCGGGGCGTTCCTGAACATCGAAGGCCATGTCTGCTAACCGAACCTGATAACCAAAAATATGCCAACGACAATCACGCAAACTAACCCGGTGATTTCCAACGCCAACACCACGGCCTATGCCGCCTCGTTGGTCGTCAAGAACGCCCCTGGAATCTGCTGGGAAGTCAGGGGCTACAACAGCGGCGCGTCAGCCCAATGGATACAGTTGCATGACGCTTCCTCCCTGCCTGCCGATACCGCCGCGCCGGAGGACATAATCTATGTCGCCGCCGCATCTAATTTCTCCGTCACTTACCCGAAGGGCAAGGTGTTCGCCACGGGCATAACGGTCTGCAATTCCTCGACCGGGCCGACCAAGACCATAGGCTCGGCGGATTGCTGGATAAGCGCGGAATACTCCTAAAGATATGCCTGTATTCTCACAACCCCTGAACAGCCCTAAAATCGACGACGTAGCCGTGTCCGGCCTGTCGGGGACTTCCAACTCCCTGGCCTACAAAGTCCACGAGATAGAAAAGCACCTGCACAACAGCGAGCAGATATTCGGCAACGCCTCGAACACGATGACGGCGGATACGCCTGCCGTGTTCACGGTCACGGGCGGAAATAATGCCTACGGGACTGAGCTCTTGCTCACGGACGGGACGGTCATCGAGAGCGGGAGCGCGACCAAGAAAATGGACATCAACACCATGTACATCACGGCGGTCACAGCGGCGAACAAAATCTCCATCCTTGAGTTCCTGTCGGCGACCTTGGCCACAGCCGTCGAATCCGTCACTTTGACCGACCTTACTGATTTGTTCACGAAGGAAGGGCATGGCCTCATTGACGGCGACAAGATAGTGCTCTCCTCCATCGTCACGACCACGGGTATCAACGCCTACACGGTGTATTACGTCATCGGCGTCTCGGGCAACGACTTCCAAGTGTCCCTTACTTCCGGGGGTGCGGCGGTCACTTTGGGCGACGGCGACGGCACCTGCTCCTTCCGCAAGCTGACCCAGACGAGCATGACCAAGACCTTCGTTAGCATGGCCGCCACGACCGACGACTCGTTCCCGTTCATGATTATGGCTCCCCGCGTCACCTGCAACAGCGCCATCTCAATCCGCGCCAAGAGCGAGACGGGTTCGACCATCGGTATCAGTTTCGCTTTAGGCTTGCATACATACGTGAGCTGATATGGACATAATGAACTCCCCTGAAGGCTTCATCCTCCGCTTCCTCAAGAAGAAGCGTGACGGCATGTTCGATAGGCTGGATAAGGCCAAAGATAGCGTGACCGTCGCTAGGTATGTGGACGCTGACGGCAAGGCGAAACTCAAGAAACTGAAAGTCGTCCTCATCGAACGCGGGACGCTATCGGAGGGGCAGTTCGACTCGGCCTTGGCTTCCTTGGAGAATGACGGATATGTGGACAAGGAAGAACTGACCGAGGAAGGTCTTGCCCTCCATGAATCGGAGACGGCTATTCCAGCCGCTAAACCTTTGGTTTACCCCAACTGATATGGCATGGACATACGAACAGAAGTTCAACGCGCTGACGACCGGGGACCTGAACGGGCAGGACTCTTGGACTGCCGACGTTTCGTGGGACGTGAGCACGACTTCCCCATACGAAGGCGCGAATTGCATACAGAGGCAATGCGAGGGCGACGCTCCTTCTGGAATCGACAACTACAAACCCGCCTATCGGACGATAACCGCCGTGACGGACGGTTCGATGTATTTCGCCTTCAAGTACGACTCGTCCTCTGCGGCAGTCAGAGCCGCCCTGACGTTGGAGGAAGGCACGACGTCTAAATGCTATTTGCTTGTAGTATCTTCTTTCTCGAAGCTGATGCTGTTCTCCGGCGGGTCATTCTACGACATCGCCACAGGCCTGTCTTCGGGGACATGGTATCCGGTGAACATGGAGTTCGACTGCGGGACTGACCAGTACCGCGCCCGTGTCTATTCCTCCGGCGCATGGGGGTCGTTCTCGACATGGTACGCAATGCCTTCGACGGCGACACAGATAAACAACCTCAACTTCGGTTCGGACAAAGGTGCGGCTGGTACTGGTGGGATGATTTATCTCGATACGTTCACCCCGACCGACCCCACCGCCCCCGCCGCCTCCTCTGGTCGCGTCGCTAACTCCAACCGTGTGACGGCGGCTAACAGGGTATCCAAGACCGGGACTGTCTCCGCTACCGGCAGGGTAGCGGCCTTCTGAAATATGTGGTTCTTCCTGGGGCTAATCATCGGGACTGTCATCGAGAACCTCTATTCACGTTCCGTGGACGCCGCGAAATGGGAAGCCATGCAGAAGGAACTTAACGAACTCCGCCATGGAAAAACTACTCCTCGATTCTAAGCACATCTTCATCCCCGTGGCGGCGGTACTCGCGGCCTGTGGGCTTGTCTTCTGGGCAGGCTACAACATGGCCTCCATCTCCAAGACCCAGGAATACACCCTGAGCCGCGTGACTTCCGTGGAAGAGAAAGTCCAGGCCGTATCGGAGCAGATTACGTCCTTCCGCAAGGAACTGCTCGTCATCGCCAACGACCATGAGAAAAGATTGACCACGCTGGAGAACACCTGCGTGAAGAAGAAATAATTCCTTAATATGATGGATATGTCCCAAATAGCCTTTTCGTTCGATAAGGTGTCTATCCAAAAGATAGCCAAAGGAGCCTTGATTGCTTTGTTAGGTACGTTCGTCACTTATCTGGCGGCTAACGTAGATGCCATCCAAACCGCCTTTTCCCAGAACCCTGTCTTGGCGGCGCTAATCGGAGCGGTCATCTCCATCTTGGCTAATGCCGTCAACCAATTCATCAAGGGCCAGAAGTGAGTTATGGAAGAGCTTTTCAAGGCGATTAGGGGATTGGCCTTGGATTGTCTCTTCATGTCAATCGGTTGTGTCGTTTTCGGGGCTTTGGTCTGGGCAGCGTTCGTGGTCTTTTCGCAAGGAACGCATTAGACCTCCATGAGCGGGTAAAACATATCGGATGGCTTTCCTCCTCCACCCGATATGTCCCGCTCATGGAGGTCTAATGAAGGCATACCTGCAAGACAAACGCATGGTGAAACTGAAGCATTTCCGAGAAAATCAACGGGCTTCCGCCCCTTGGCTCTACCAAGGATATCTCGCAAGGATATCCCAAGGGTAAAACCTTGGGGCGGGGGTTAACCCGGTTCAATCCTTGCGAAATATGAAGAAATGTCCTTTTACCAAATTATTGCTTCCTGCCCCTCAAGGCAAAGAATGTGTTTGTTTAGTGGACAACGCTGATTTATCGGTTATCAGCGGTCTTCATTGGATTGTCGGGAATCAAGGCTATGCCGTTGCGACAAAAGACGGAAAGGTTTGTCTAATGCACCGGTTGATTCTTGGCTTCCCGTCTCTGCCGAGAGTGACAGACCATATAAACAGAAACAAATTAGACAATCGAAGATGTAATCTTCGGGTCGTCTCGGTGTCTGATAACAACGCTAATTGTATTGCCAGGAAACATAGCAAGACCGGAATAAAGGGCGTCCGTAAAACCAAAACTGGTCGTTTCGTGGCATGTCTAACCAAAGATTACAAGCAACATTTCATTGGCACATTCGATACACTCGAACAGGCGGAATATGCTTACCAACAGTTTCGCCGACAGATTCGGGTTTAAGACTTCCGGACAGGGTTCCAAGTACGTCCTCATGCGACAGCCCCCCCACGCAAGAGGCCGTTCCCCTGTCCGGCCTTCTCCCCTCACCGCAAGGTGGGACATATCGCTTTGCTCCCTGACTTCGCGTCGGGGGGAGAGGGAACCGGCGGGTTGGACGGAAGGTGCGTGCCATCTGGCCTTCCCGCCCCTCTAAGATAATTCATCTAACCAAAAACCTATGTACGAGCCAGAGAACGTGCCTGTCGAGAGCCCCGTCGAGGAGGCTCCCGTGGTCGAAGTGACCACCGAACCCGTCCAAGAAGGAAAACCAAGCGACGACCAATCCGCTGCCGCCTAGTCTGGGTTAAAATGCCCGGCTTCATCTGGGACAAGATAAGGCTGGTCCCTAAAGACCGGATATAGCGTCCTGTTTCCCCCGACCTGACAAGGCCGAGGGGAGCGGAAACACTATGAGATTAAAATACGCACCCCTCAAAAACCTGCGCCTCACGCAGCCTTTCGGGGTCAATTATGTGTACCCCGGGTTCTATTCCAAGGTCGGTCTGCCCAAGGACAAGCACAACGGCCTGGACTACTCCTCGAACGGCGAGGAAATCTACGCCGTGGACGACGGCAGGGCCGTGTCCGAAGGCTCGTACAATTCAGGCTATGGCCTCCATCTTCGCCTTTGGGTCCCTGTGGACAAGGAGACGAAACTTGAGGTCGTCTATGGGCATCTGAAAAGCGTCTCCAAGACAGGGGACGTGAAGGCTGGGGACATCCTGGGGATAACCGATAATTCGGGCTATTCCACAGGGCCGCATCTCCATTTCGCCGTCCGCAGGATGCACAACGGCGTCTATCCCGATTATGACAACGGGTACTTGGGCTATATCGACCCCGCCCCTCTTTTGCCTGGACAGGTGGACGAGCTTCCCGTGGACAGGCGCTATGGGCAATCCGAGACCTTGGCCGGGCGCGTCGCCTTCGCCCCGTCGTTCCTCTGGTTCATCCGCACGTTCAGGCGAGCCCCATCCACCCGCGAATATAACGCATTGCGCTTCGGTTTCTACCCGGTACGCACCGTCCTCGACCCTGGGATGTTCCCGGTCTGGTCGGAGATGACGTTCCCCGAGGCCATAAAGAGGGGAATCCTCAACAAACCCACCTGACCCATATGCCATTAAGGAAAGGCATGAGCAAGAATATATTGTCCAGCAACATCCGTGATGATGGTCCGAGCTGGCCATCCGGCCAAGCAATCCGTGGCGGCTGCGTTCTCCATGCGCCGCAAGACGCGGAAAACGAGCGACAAGGCCAAGCGTAAATGATAAAATATAGCCGATGACCACTTATGCCTAAGACTGGATTGAAGATAGACGCATTTTCCTTCAAGGACTTCTCGCATGAAGCCAAATTCGGGTCCGCCACACCAGGGGAAATCATCCCGCTCGGCAGGATTGAGCAGGCTAGGGGATTATCCCTCCCTGTCGTCTGCCAAGGGGACACGAACTCTTGCGTCTCTTGCGCAGCTACTTGGATTAAGCAGTACCTGGAGGCATCTGGCCAAGACCTTTCGTGGGAATGGTTGGCTAAAGTCTCCAAGACAGGGCCGGATGGGGCTTCCGTGAGGCAGGTCCTCGAACCGGCCAGGAAGGTGGGTATCTGCGAACAGCCGTATCTTGATAAGCCTGATGTGGAGGCGGAACTCAACGCCGCTGGCCATAAGCTCGGCAGTTATTATTTCCTGCGTTCCTTGGACCGCCATTCCGTATACCAAGCCCTACGTCGAGGACCTCTGCTCGTGGGTGTCCACGATTATGAGGGGTTCGGGGACCACGCCATGGTCCTCGTGGACGTGACCGAGGAGGGGGCGTGGGTCGTGGCTAATTGGTGGAACCCGGCGGAACAGGAATACCGCGTCCTGCCTGCCGATACTCGTTTTGCCCTCGCGGTCTCATTCTCCGAAGAAATACCTGAATCTAAAGATTTAATACGTATGCCTAAATTCGATGTATTGAAATCCAAAGCCAAGACTTTGGTGCGTACCTTGTTCTCGCCGGAGAACAGGCATGTGTCCTGGGGTGCTTTGGCTTTCTTGGGGGTGCTCCTCCTGGTCGTCCCTTCCGGCGATAAATTCGGCGCGGCTGGTGTCGTGGCCAATTATGACACCACCTTGTCGTCTTCAATCACCAACACGGCCACGACAGTCCCGGTCTCATCCGTGACCCTGAAGACAGGGGAGACTTTCTCATCCACGGACCTGCATTTCCCGATTTACCTGACCATCGACCCCGGAAGCCAGTATAAGGAGGATGTGGAGTGTTGGGGCCTGACCTCCCTCAGTTGGACGGGCTGCATCCGTGGCCTTTCCTCCAAAGGAGGCGCCGTGACTTCGACCGTCTCTGGGGCCAACAGGCCGCATAGCGCAGGCACGAGGGTCATCATGTCCAACGTCCCGTATTTCTTCAACCGTTTCGTGGACGACTACTCGGATGAATCCATCGCCGGGGCGAAGACGTTCACCGGGCATTTGACCTTCTCCAATGCTTCGACATCCATCGGCGGCAGCACAGCTTCGTTCATCTGGGACGGCACCAACCTCGGTTGGACAGACAACGGCATAGACACATATACGTTCGTTTCCGCCACCTCCGGGCTCACGGCTTCGTCCACCGAAGGCATCAAGATAACAAGCTCGAAGATAAGCGTGAAATTGGCCACTTCGACATATGGGGCTGGACTTGATTTCGATTCGTCGGGGAACCTCCAGGTATACGCAAGCACCACCAAGTATCTGGCAATCGACTCTGACGGAAGGCTTTATTGGGACAGCGATTCCTTGTTCGGAGGGGACAACACCTGGACGGGCTCCCAGTCCTTCACGGGCCATGCCACCTATGCCTTATATTCTTCGTCATCTAAAGACATCGTGAACATGGACGCCCTGACGAACATGGTGGCTACCGGGACGGCGGGGGAAGCCTTCGCGGCGGGAGCTGCGCTCTATGTCAAACCGTCGGACGGATACCTGTACAAAGCGGTGGCGAGCGGCAACACATCGACTTATGCCTATATCGGCATGGCCTTGGATGCCGCCGGGGGGTCAGGTTCGAGCACGCGATATGCCCGTCCAGGAGCCACGATGACGACCACCACCACGATGACCGTGGGGAGTTACCTCTACTTGACCAACACGGCTGGGGCCGTGGGCATGACTCCAGGGACCAACTTCGCCAAAGTCGCCCAGGTGATGTCGGCGAACAAGATTCGCCTCGTGGAACCGAAATTCATAACCTCGGGGTACATAACCTACGCGGCAGCCGAAACAGGCGCAAAGAAAATCACGACAGGTTTCTATCCTGCTTTCGTGCAGGTCTTCTCCGGCCTGGCTGGGTCTGATGAGGGGTCGTTCGGGGATGACTCGAATTCCTCGGTCTCCATGGGGACCACTTATGGGTTCGATACGACACGGGCAATCACCGTCAAAAGCGGGGCCGGTTCAGTCTTGGGGACAATCGCCTCTAAATCGCAGGATGGTTTCACGATAAACATAGCGACCCAATCCAGCGGAGGCACCGCGTACATAAAATGGACCGCTTACAGCGAATGAACATATGAGCTATACCCTCCAGAATTTCCTGGATGACGTGCAGTACCGGGTGAATGACGCCTCGGGCGGCAACGCGGACGACATCTCCGTCACGAACTACCTGAATGAGGGCCTGCGGCGCATCAGGCGCAAGTTCGATTTGCCGACATCGGAGAACGTCACCCCACTCAAGATATTCCGGGGGGTATACGGATACGCCCCGCCTACGGGATTCAGCGAATATATAGCGCTGAACAAGCAATGGTCATTGGGCGATGACCTGAACTTCAAACGGGTCGATGAGAAGGAATTCTGGCGTGACTATAACGGGGACAACATGGTTTCCCTGTCGAGGGACAAATCAGACACTACCCTCCTCGTCGCGTACCGTGGGGACCAACTCTCGAACATCACCCTCAATTCGTGCGATACGTATGACGGCAACGGCACATGGGCCGCTTCGGGAGACGCGGATTCGGTGGCCAGCGATACGCTGTACGTGTATGAAGGCTCCGGTTCCGTCAGGTTCAACATAACGACGGCCACGGGAACGGCGGTCTTGGCCAATTCCGACATGACGCCCGTGGATATGTCCGGGGCGGCGGTCGCCGGAATCGGGATGATGACCCTCCACGTGTATCTCCCGTCGGCCACGGATTTCACCTCGTTCACCCTCCGTTTCGGCACGGATGCGTCCAACTACTACGAATCCGCCGTCACGACGCAACTGAACGGTGGGTCTTTCGTCCAAGGCTGGAATACCCTCGGTTTCGACTGGTCCACGGCCACGACGACAGGGACGCCGACCGACAGCTCCATCGGGTACCTGAGGCTCTCCATCGCGCTTCCTCTGACCATGGCCAACCAGACGGGGTTGCGCATCGATTCGTTCGTGATGCGCCAACCGTTCATCCTCAATCTCCATTGGGTATCGGATTACCTGGTCGTGGACGGGACGACGGGAGCCCTCAAGGAGACTTTCTCCTCATCCACCGACACGTCCAGCTATTTCATCTGTCCGTCGGAGTTCACCGATTGGCTCCTGTACCATACGCTGGAGAACGTCTTCATGTATCTGGTCAGGGATTCGGAAGCCAGGAGCCTTAACTCAATCCGTCTCCAGGAGCTGGAATCCGAATTGGCCGTCGCGTATCCGTCGCGCCGTGAACTGACCAGCTACTCGTACATCGAGACGGATAATTTCGCCGATAGGCTGAATTGAAGTATGCCTGCGAAGAAAATCCCGCCAGCCATGCCGGAATATGGGTTCGCCCTCGCGTCGAACTTCCTTTCCGGTTTCCAGCAGAAGCTCCAGGAGGATGAGCTGAAATCAGGCTCATCCACATCAGGGTCGAAGAACTTCATCCTGGATGATGACGGGAAGTGGCGCACCAAATACGGGACAAGGTATTTCGGCAGGAAATCCACATACTCCAACACATGTACGTCATCCGCCGTGCTCCATCGGCGCGATGGGGTGGACATCCCCGTGGTCTTCACCGGGACCTATTCCCTTTATCTCCATCCCGATTACGACGATTGGACAGCTTTGGAGTTCGACTTGTCGGACAGCTCGACATGGGGGACTTGCCCAACCGAATCGACGACCCAGAACATGAACCTCTTGGCCATGGGGTCGGGGAATGACGAATACCGAATCTGGAACGGAGCCACAGGGTTGGTCGATTCCGCCACCTCGAACACCATCACCCTCCAGGAGGCCACTACCTGCGCGGCCAGGGGTTTCACCGCCACGGGGGACCTTTCGATAGAGAGCGTCTATTATGCCTATACGGGGCTTTCGGGGAACACGTTCACGGGGGTCACGCCGGACCCGACGGTGAACGGTGCCGTCCAGAACGCCGGGGTAGCCCAAAAGCCGGTCTCATACCCGTCAGCCCCATACGGGAACATCCTCTTAGCCGGTCTCGGGCAACGGGTCATCATCACGCGCATCAACGCCTCCGGCATGACCGGCGGTGGCCAGATTTACGGCTCCCATATAGATGACCCGACGGATTTCACGTTCTCCGCCACAAGGGTCGCGGGTGAAGGGTTCCTCGTGAACGTCACGCAGTCAGGAGGCAGGATAACCGGGGCTTGCCAGTTCGAGGACGGTTATTTGGTCTGGAAAGGTTCCTACATCTGCAAGATAACGATAGACCAGAACGACATAGTGTACCAAAGGCCGTTCCTGAACTATGACGAGAAGCTGGGCGGGGATGAAGGGTGCGTTTCGGCAGGGAGCGTCTTCCGCCTGGGGTCGGATGTCTTTTTCGTCTCTCCGACGGCCACCGTCAATTCGGTCCGCCGTGTCCAGAGCGTGGACTACCCGAAATCGCTCCCCATCTCCGACCCCATAAAGGCGTTCATGGAGACGCTGACGATGGATACCTACATCAACGGTTGCGGATGGCGCGGAAGGGCGTATTTCTTCTTCCCGACGGATGGCGTCACCCTAGTGTATGACGCCAGGTACGGCTGCTGGTGCCCTCCGACATACGGCTATTCGATAATCTCCTCCTTCGTCAACGAAGGGAAGCTCTACGGGACGCTCAAGGATTCGCCGAATATCCTTGAGCTATGGACGGGCGATATGGATTTGGCCACGGACGATGAGGTGGGGATACCCATCTACGGCGAGCTGTTCCTCGACCGGGCTAATTTCGGGGACAGGGAGAAGCGCAAGATATTCGACCGTTACTACATCGAGGGCGAGATGGACGACAACGGCACCGCCACTTTCGAGTGGCAGTTCGACGAGAACGGCACCGTCCTGTCCGGGTCCCTCCAAGGGACGGAGACCGGGTTCTTCTTCATCCCGAGTTCGACCGAAGGCTTCGGTGATTCGAGCTTCGGGGAGGAACCGTTCGGTGGTGAAGAGACTTCCCCTTCGGCCACCGGCAAACGTAAATTCCGCATCAAGATAACCTTCAAGCCCAGGAGTTTCCATAATTGCCAATTCCGGGTCAAGACAGGGAACTATTTCAAACTAATCTCCCATGGACCGAACGTGATGGTCTCGAAGAAACGGGACCAACCTTCGATATTCAAAGCCACCGCTTGATATGGCCACAACGACACCAACGACGACCGGCGACAACCCCATCTCGACGCCTCCAGCGAACCAGAGCCTCACGGCCCCTGGCGGGGGTTACGTCTCTACTGACCCCAACATACAGGCGCAAATCAAGGCCATGCAGAGCCAGGTCGTCGCGCAATCCCAGCAGGCTCCGGGGACCTTAGCCACAGGGGCGCAGACGGGGAGCACCCCATCGGGGCAAGGGATACAGTCTGTCCCGACGACATACCAGGCATACACGACCACTCCCCAGATGTCCGGGGCCACGAAACAGCAGGAAATCGATACTTTGGCTTCAGCCCGTCCGCCGGGGACGGCATATAACCCCGCCACCGGGACATACCAGGACCCTCTGAACGTGGCCAGGATGACTAACGCAGGAACCGGGGCGACGACCACCGGCTCGCATTTCATCGGTTGGGGGACGGGGAAATATGACGCGCAAGGTAAGGAAATCATTTCGACCCAACCCCTTCAGGGGCAGCCTTTGAACGTCGGGTTGCGTTTCTCGACCGACATAGCGAGGGCCATCAAGCCGACCATAATGAGCGCCGAGGAGAGGTCGTCGCTCTCCAACGTGGGTAAGGCCACGGGAGGGGTCCTGACGACCGATGGATACAACCAGACGAAGACCGACATCGGGAACGTCATCGTGAAGTTCGATTCCCCCGGATACCAGACTCCCCATGACCTGAACGGGAACCTTTCATACGACCAATCGGTGAAGGATACGCTCGCGGCTGTGTCCGATTCTGACCCGTACAAGGCCGTGCTCCTGTCGATAGAGGACATGCGCAAGGACATGGCCAGGTGGATTTCGGACCCGACCACGGACCCCATGTACCAGCTCATCGCCAAACAGAACCAGCTCATGGAGGAGCGGTACGCGACGGAGAAGGAGGACATCGAGAAATCAGCCGCCGACTCATACGCCGAACGCATCGAGACCAACAAGAGAATCGAGGGGATGACCAAGATGTTCATCGCCGGGACGGGGTTCTCGACATCCAGCTCCAACCAGGCCCTTGCCCTCATGTCCGACACCCTGAACGCGAACGAGAAAGCCCTCAGGCAGATAAACGAAGCCAAGGTCATGGCTCTGCGCAAGGCTTCCGACGCTTTCGCCGACAACAACCTCCAGCTCGCGGCCAAACAGATTGAATTGGCCGAGATACGGCACAAGGAGTACCTCAACCTGCTCAACCAATCCGCCACCATCCAGACCAATATGGAGGAAATGGCCATGAAACGGGCTTCTTTCGCCGAGGACCTGAAAGCCAAGAAGTTCGAGAACGCCAAGAGCCTCACGGACTTCCTCTCCAAAAACAAGATAGACCCGGAACTCGTCTCGGACGAGCAGTATGGGCAGATAGCCTTGGCCTACAGCACTTCGCTGGAAGGCGCCAAATCCCTCTATTCGAGGATGCTCGAATCGGAAGAAGCGACCGACTACAACGAGAAGCTCAAGAAAGCCATGGAAGCCGCCAAGGTGGTGACCGACCCGAACACGGAAATCGCCCTACCTAACCCGGATGGCGGCACGACTTTCGTGAAACGCAGCCAAATCCAGGTCCCTGGGGATTACGAATCGTTCGATGTCTCCCAAGGCGGCCTGAAATACCGCGCCTATATCGATAAGACGAAGATAGGCCAGGATGATGCGCTGGTCGCCATGATTCCCATCGGGGAAGACGCTTCGGATGTCATCCACATCACGGGTTCTGACGGCTCCACGTGGGCATTGGACAAAAGCAAGAAACAGGGGGACCCAGGATACATGACGCAACTCCTGGATTTCGCGGGAAACCCCGTGGCAGGCACGGCTGGGGTGACGACGCTCAACCAATATGTCCCTGGGGGGAACTATCCGACCGACTCTTCAGTCGTGAGCCAGTATGTCCCTGGGACTGGGGTGGCCAGTATGGACTTGCGCGACATATTCCCCGACATGCCTCCTACCCATCCTGAAGGCGTCAAGCGTCAGCCAGGGGAATCAATCTCCGAATACTCCAACAACCCAGGGGCCATCACATATTCATATTCAGGCTCGAAGAAAGAGACGGGCATCATCCAAAGGTTGCGTGACGCGGGGATAGAGGTCTCGGGCGTGGATTCATTCGGGAAGCCTGTGGTGGATTCGGCGGGGAACAAACTGGCTGTCTTCAAGACCGTCGAGGACGGATACCGCGCCAGGACCATCCTCATGTCCTCCCCCACATACTCCGGCCTGGACTTGGCGCACGCCATGGGTACTTGGTCAGGAGGCAAGGATGCGGAAGGCAGGAACATGAACTACGCCAATTATGTCTCCTCCAGGACCGGTATACCCGTATCTGGCGTGACCATGGGGAGCCTCAACGAATACCAGAAGTTGGCCCTGGCCCAAGCCCAGCACGAATGGGAATCCGGGAAACGGGGCAAGGGGATGATTTCGTTCTCCAACGTGCCTTTCGGCGAAAACGCCGGTTCACGTTCCCCTGAACCGGGGAACCTAATGGCCAAGAACGTGACTTGGGACGACGTTAAGGCCATGCAGGCGAAATCCGTAGGCGTGGATGACGGGAGCATGTCGAAGATAGTCGGCAAGGATTTGTATATCGGGAACACCGTGAAGAGCGGCAAGGTCGAGAAGGTGACGGACATCGGAATCGAGGATGGCCAGACCCTCAAATCCATCCAAGTACGCGACATGGACAATGGATTGCTCTACACCTTCCATGGGGTAAAGGATTCCACGCTCTCGGTCGGCTCCAAATGGAGTTCGTCCCAAGCCACTCCGGCAGTCGGTACGGCCTCGAAGGACGGCTATTCCGCCACGGTCGCAAATGCCGATGGTTCGGCCATGAAACCGACGCCGCTCCCGGCTACTTTGGAGGAAGCCAAAGCCAAATTTCGTTGGGGTATGCCTGGGGTAGGTGTCACGACCAACTCGAAAGCGACGGCGGAGATAAAGGCCAAAGTGGCGGAATTGAAGGCTGGAGCTAGTTTCTATTCCGTCATCGACGACATCAAGATTAATGGTTTCTTGTCCAAATTCGATTCTTCCACGTATATGGGGTCCCTGTATGATGCGGCGAAAATCGGCGAGACCACCAGGGAGGCCAAAACCCTGGATATAGAGAAGAAAAAAGCCTCCATCGCCACATCAAACATGATGAACCTCAGGAGAGCGGCGGCGACATGGGCGCAGATGAACAGCGTAGACAACGTGAGCACGAATGTGATGAAGTTCGCCCTTTCGGCAGACATGACGGTAGCCCGTATGGAAGAGGAATACGCCCATGTGATGGATAAGGTACGGAAAGGGGACCCGACACAAATCACCGATGACGCCGCTTTGCTGGATTCGTTCGTCGAGGTGGCTAAAGGTGGAGGCACGACAGTCCCGATGCACCTCGTGGACAACATCACCGGGAACCGGAGCTGGCGTGCGCAATTCGAGATATGGCAAAAGAAAATCAACGAATCCCGCCTCCTCACCGACGCCGAACGGCAATCGATGATTAGCCTGGGCAGGAGTGTCGCAAACGGATACCTGAAGAAAGGACAGGGGCTCATAGAATCGCAGAAGAAGGCATTGAAGAGCAACCCCACTACGGCGGCCTTGGCCGATTATGTCACCGACGACATCGTGGTGGCGAATACGATTGAATATAATGAGGCCAAGAGCGGGAAAGTCATGCCGGTCGCGAGCCTGGAGGAAGCGCTTGCCCTCCCTGTCGGGGCCAAGTTGACATACAGGGGGAGCACATACCAAAAGACAGCCACCGGACTAATCCCAATCAAATGACCATTATGGCTTTCGACCCATTCGCCCTTCCGGGCGCAGACAAGACGAAGACGGCCCAGAAGCCGTCAGGCGGGTTCACCGTCAAGAAGAAGGAGCCTGACGAGAATCCTTGGTGGAAAACAGCCCAGAAAGGGGCCGAGTTCCTCGGCGGTCCTTTGGTCCCCATGGCTAAAGGGGCTTACGGGTTCGCTAAGGAAGCCGCCAAACCTCTGGCTAAAGGGGTGGCCGAGCTTGGATTGACCGCAGCCCAACCTTTCACCGTGGCCGCCAAGACCATGCAGACAGGCAGCTTGTCCAAGGGTCTTGAGGAAGCGGAGAAAGGTATGGATTTGCCGTATGTAGGGAAGGCCAAACCGCTCACGTCCCCGAAACGCCTCGCCGGTACGGCATTGACCCTGGGTTCTTTGGTCCCAAAAGCTACGTTCTCCGGGGCTGCTTTGTCTGGTGCCATGTACGGAGCTGGGACTTCCATGCAGGAGGACGAACCGCTCACGACAGCCGCCGCAAAAGGGACGACCGGGGCTATCGCAGGTCTCGCCACCTTGGGTGCGTTGAAAGGCGGAAAAGGCGTAGTCGAAAAGGGCGTCTCCAATACCTGGAAAGACGCCGAAGCGAGGATAACCGAACAGGCTTTCGCTTGGGGACACAATCTCAAGAAGATGGACGTGAACGCCATCAAGAACATGGCGTCGGATGTCTTGGGCCGCGTCAAATCCGTGAAGTCAGCATCCGTAGGTGCCTCCGGCGGCATGGAGACACCTAAATTCCTCGAAGCCATATCCCGTGAACGCCAAGGGGTATTCAAGGAAGGCTTGGGAGTATTCGAGAAAGCCAAGGCTAAAATCCAGGACACCTTCGGGAAACGCGCCGAGACGATAGCCACCAGAATCGGACCGGATGCGAAAATCAACCCGCAGAACCTCCGCCAGAAATTGATGGAGTCGGTATCCAGCAAAGGCTTCGGCGTGGCGCAACGCCCTGCCGTGAAAGGCGCGAAAATCAAGGGTAAATTTGATGTCTCGCAGAAGGGCGGACTCGATATCTCCGGGGCTACCGATGATGTGAAATCGGTCATCTCAAGAATCAACAACATCATCGACCAGACGGCGGATACTTCCTTCCAAGGTTCCATGAACCTCAAGCAAGCGTTGGGTGAACTATACGAGGATGTCGAACCAGGTGCCGGTAAGGCCGTGCTGGATGACGTGTTCGGGAGCCTCATGAATGAAATCAGGGGATTAGGGAAATCACCGGCCACCGCCAAACAGATTGATTTGATGCTGAACGACTACAAGAGCTATCTGGACACCAAATCGGCCTTCAAGGGATTCGTGAAGGAAGGGACGAACGCCAGCCAGGAATCCAAGGCTTTCTCGGACTTCTGGAATACGCTGGTGAAGAAAGACCCGTCCAAGATTGATGCCTTGCGGTTCTTCGAGAAGGAGGCCGGTATCAAGCCTGGGACGATGGAGAACAAGATGTGGGGCGTCCAGATGGCTGAGAACATAATCCAGGAGAAGCCCCTCATGCAACCGAGGGAACTCAGCATGTCCAAGGGAAGCATGATAGGCCGTGGCATCGAATACCTCAGCAAGAAGGTAGCTACGCCTGAAAGGGCTTTGAAGACATTCGTGGACCAAGCTGAACGCGAAGGGATGAAGGTCACGCCGCAATACAGGAAGTTCCTGGGGAACGTGCTCGCTAACCCCACCTTGGCGAAGTCGCTCGGCCTCATGCTGACAAGACAGGCTACCGGTGCCCTCGATACGAAACCCCCCTCCATGGCGGAGGGAGACCTCTCCGGCGGCGAGACCCAGCCTCTTGAGGCCATGGGGGATGAGGTATCCTTCGATTCCGTGTTCGGGGAGGCCCCTTCATCGGCTGTGGGAAGTCCGACAGCGAGCCCTTCCGCACCTCAGGCTTCCGGGGAAGAGATTCCCTTCGATTCCGTGTTCGGCCCAAGTGACGATTGGGGGGATACCCTCGATGAGGGACTTTATGGTGAGCCCCAAGACGGGGATTACCTATACTGAACAAACCATAGGGTCGAAAAAAGACTAGCTCTTGAGTCTAGTCTTTTTTTTCGGCACATCCAGCCTTAGCCTTTTCCTAGGCGGCGGCCAGCAGCGCCAGCTTTGGCCTTGGAGTTCAAGGGCGGCTTCTTGGATGTGGATGCGGCCCCCTCCTCGGTCACGTCCAGTATAGCATCAGGGGAAAGCGGGGTACACAGGACGACCCATCCGCGAAGCTCATAGAGCTTGGGCAAAGCCAAAAAACCCATCTTCTGGAGATGGACGGAGACTTTGCAGGCCGCTTCGTATGTACCGAAGATGAACCTGCCCACCCCCTCAACGGCGGTATTCCCAGCTTTCGTCCTCTTCATGCTGGATTTGCTCAGAGGCCGTGGAAATCCTCGTCTTGAGGTTTTTGATTTGGTCGCCATAGGGTAATGCAGGGACGAGGAGTTCCTTGTCGTAATATCGTTTGACATCCGCTTGGAGGAGCGGGGAATCCTTGAATATGAACCTGGCTTTCGTATGGTGGATGGGGAAATCAATCTTCTCCAGTACGTGCCTGTGGAGCAAGAGGGCCGCCGAGAGATGGAGGTCGCCTGAAAAAAAATAGGTATTTTTCATATCATCTGCCTTTTTTGACTATGGTATAAGTTTCGTTAGGCTTACCGTTCAGGTATGCCGCCTCGAACAGCCTCATCTTTATCCTGGCGACATCGGTGACGAACCCCTTGCACTCCACCCATTCGATGCTCCCGTCATTATGGATTATCCGAAAGTCCACGATATAGGTGCATATCTTGAAGCCGTTGACTTCGAGAGGGACACGAATCTGCTTTTCCCATTTGGCTATGTCTTTCGCGCGGAGGCGGATGTCCAATTCAGCGGCGAAAGCAGCCTCGAATTTTGAATGGTAGTACGAACCGTCGTAGATTGAACTTTTGGCGTTGTACTTGTTCCCTGGCTTCTGGAGATACATGTCCCCAGTATACCATCTACCCCTTGAAGATGAGCAACAGACCTAAAATGACCAGCGCCAGCGGTATCAGACATCCAGAATAGCCGCAACTGCAACCGCCGTCCTGCATGGTTGTCCTGTCTTCTTCCTTCAGTTTGTCCCAAATATCCATAAGTTTTTCATCTCACCATCCACGCCCACGCCAAGGCCAGGAGGAAAACCCCGGAAAAGAGTTTGACGAAGGTATCGAACATATTATTTCTTAGGCCATTTCAGCTTGCTGATGGCTTTATCCAGCTTCATCGAACACTCGACGCAGACTTCCCAAATGCCGTAAGTCCTGGTCATCGGGAACTTGATTATCTCCTCCCCTATGCGGGCGTTCTGTTCGGCTTCCACCTTGCCGCAGAGGTCGCAGACCATTTGAATTTTTCTCATATCTCCTTGATTTTCTCGTCGAGCCAGGCATAGATGGCCCCCGCCGCTTTCAGTTGTTTTTCTTTTACGATAATCTCCCCAGCCATTTCCTGGCACTCCTCAAAAGCCTTCTTCCGGGCTTCGGCTATCGCTCCCTCCATCAACCTATCGACCTTCCTCTGGTTGCTCTCGATGGTCGCGTCCTGGATTCTGGCGATGTATGGGTGCCACCATTTGAAAAACTCTGCTTCGTTCATCACCATTTGGCCACAGCTAGGGTCAGCGCAAACTATCATTCCGTGTTCGTCAGAACCTCCGCTAAAGTGGCGAATCCATTTGTGCTTGTGTGTCATAGGTTCTCTAAATCCTTATCCAGCCGAGGGCTTTTTTGTTAGCTTCCTCATCTTCCTCCTCCAGCTTCCGAATTTCGGCTATGAGGATGTCCCCGTCAATCACCTCGACGGTCGTGTAGAGACTGTCCCTGTTCACGAATGGGACGGTCAGTTTCGCCTTCTCCACGGCTTCAATCAGTCTTTTGTATACGGACATATTCATTTCTTCTTAGGTTTCTTAGCTAACCTATCGGGTCGCCAAGTCTCGAATATCTCATCCAGCGTGATGTAGGCACTCCACGCGCGGCAAACCACGCAAGCCGGATAGTAGACGGGACATGGGCCGCCCAACCCGTCCTTGATGAACTTCTTGAGCTTCCGCATCTGCGGGTGACTGTCCTTGTCTGGTATCAAATCAACATCGAAGATGGGTTTTTTTGGCATATTATTCGCTTGCACGGAACAGGTAATCCAGCACTGTCCAGTATTCTTTATCCGAAGCCATCTTGCCTTTCTTCAAGTAAGCTATGACATAGTCCGTATTCGTTTTTTCGTCGTGCCGCATGATGGCCTGGCTTTTTATAATTGGTTTTATTCCCTTCTTTGCTAGGTAAATTATAAGTGGTTTCATATTCATTTATTCGTTAGTCCCCGCCGACCTCCCGTGACACGCATTTGCACGAGCGACACCCGCATCCGCAGTAATCGCCCACATCGGCCAGGGTTCAGCCCCATTCGGGGATGGGTACAGGCTGACCTGCGCCTCTTATTCCCCTAAGCCCGTGTCATGGGAGTGCGGCGGTTCCCGATAGGGACGGAACCCTATCAGGAGGCCGGGTATACCTACCCACCGGCTGACGCCTCCCCGGTACTGCGGGTTCCCCCGCCGACGGGACGCAAGAGGGTTTAGGCTTGCGCCTTTCTGCCTCTCAACGTCCCTCCGGCGAGGGCCGGATTACTCCGGCTGCCGCTTGTGACTTAATTAAAGAGTGGTAAGCGCACTCATCAGACCCGCAGGATTTGGCGAGTTATCCACCGTGAATCTCGTCTCGCCTTTGTCCTTGTACGGTTTTTGGCAGTTGTCCCAACAGATACCGCAACAGGTATGCTCCACCTTATCAGCCGCCCACCAACGATTACGATAATCGACATCTACCCCACTTCCGCAATGGCATTTTTCTCTGTCCATATAATTTTTGGTTGAATGATTATTTTTCCCACGCTTATTTTTTAGATTTATATTGCGTATCCGTCGAACTAAGTTGTCCTTTAGCGGCATAGCAACCACAAACACGGCATACATGGTCATGCGCTTGGCAAAATGTAGGGGCAGAGCATTTCCATGAGTGGACTTTGCATCCTTTTTCGACTTTAGAGTTTTTCATAATGTTGTTTATTTTTTCCATGTGAGCAACATCCAGGCCGTATTAGCCAAGGTTATGCCCAAAACCAAGCCTAGTAGGAAGTCCATATTATTTAGTGAGGCTGGCGTATTTCTTGCGGCATGATTCCAGGCTCCGACCCAGCGCACCAGCCGTGGCTTCCGGGTCTTTGGGGAAATTCTCGCGGAGGAAGGCGATGTTCTCGTTGGAGAAAGCGAACTGTTTGGCGAATCTCCGACCGGAGTTCTTCAGGGTGTACCTGACCGACGAATCGGAACAGCCGACGGTACGGACAATCTGCTTCACGCTTTTGCCTTCGTCGAACATGGCGACCGCTTGGGCCTTCATCTCCTCCGTGACGACAGTCCTTTTGTTTTTGGGCATCTTCTTCGCCTTGGCCAACAGCCTCCCCGCCGGGGCCATGCGTATCTGCTCATCGGGTATCCGTCCTTGGGCGAAAGCCAAAGGGAGAGGACCGCCGGAAAAATCAATCGTCAATCTTAGTTCCCCGGTGACGGGGATTATCATTTGTTGGGACATATAATTTATGTTTAATCTGGTTTAATCTTTTTAGGCTGTCGGGACTAGATGTTGGCTTCCGCGCAAGGCTTGGATGCGCTGGCGCATGTCATAGGTGGGCCTTTGGAACACCACCGTCTGCTTTGTGCCAATCGATGGCCACCTTCCCGTCCTGGTACAGCCGCCAGAGGCATCGGCGCGTCCAGTTCACGAAATACCCGCGCGACCTCCCGAGGGCCAGGGAGCATTGCTTAGCCGTGACTTCTTCCTTCAGGTAAGCGAGGAACAACTCTATCTCGTCGTCCGTCGGCATCTCCATCTCGAACAACCTGCCGGGGAGGAACGTGTTGGCTTTGGCTATCAGGTTCATATGGGTTAGTTTTCCTTGCTCAGGAAATCGATTATCTTCTCGTAGTTCTCCTCCGTGAGTTCCATGTCAGTCAGGGTCTTGACCGCCGCTCCCCAGCCCTCCTTGGTCTCCGGGGACATCCCGGCTCGCTTCACGAGGGCCATGATGACCTGTTTCCGGGCCGTCATTGGGTCTGAGATGTTCTTCGAGGGGAACGGTTCCTTCTCGGTCTTTTCCGCTTCTTTGGTCTTTTGCTTGTCCTCAAGGTATTTGGATATGTCCTTGATTTTGTTCCCCCGTTCATCCAGAGGTTCTCCATAATCATTGATGGGGAGCCAAAGTATCTCCAGGTTGTACAGGAACCGCCCGATTCCCCACTTCACGGCGGCACGTTTGAACGCATCGGAGTATGCGCCCTTCTCGGATTCATAGTCGGACGGTGTGCCGATGTCGGCTTTGGCTATCCAGTCCTTGCCGCTCTTCAATGAGAGCTTGCAGACGACCCCTTTCAGGGCTCCGACCCCATCGTAGATGACCTGGTATTCGTCCTGCCAACCATCAGCCCCTACGGTCGCGTCCAGGATGTCCATGACATCCCTCGCATCGATATAGGCCACGAAGGAGCCGCTACGTTTGTCTTTCGATTTGGATTGGATTTTCCATTGGTACGAGATGGGGGCTTTGAGCTTAGCTTGCGTCTCCTGGTCCATAGTCCGTGGTGGTTATGTAGTTAGGTGGGTCTGTGCGGTCGTAGATGGCCTGGAAGCCTCTACCGTAGACTTCCTCCCCCATGATTCTTAACAGCATGAAGAAGGCATCCTGGTACGCCTCGATGAGGCTTCCATCCTCCCAGCCCACGCAATGGGCATCGAAGTCGTGGAGGATGCGGTCATACACGGTGTGGAAGGTCCGGTCGTCCTTCCAGGCATCAGTCCCCTGGGGGGTCTTCGGCATACCTTCCCTGAAGGCATCGACCAGGTGCCAGAGGGACAGGCTGAGTTGTCTCCGGTCAAGTTTTGTTTTCATAGTCTCTTCAGCAGGCCGGGCGGAATTTGTTCGGAATAGTTCCAGTAATCATCCGTCCCGCAGATGTCGCATATCTTTTCGCGGTATTTGCCGAGCTTAGTCTGGTCGAGGTCGTCGGATTCCACCTCGTAGAGGATGCCACCGTAGGTCTTGGCGTGTTCCAAGTCTGGCGTGAGATAGACAAATGAGCATCCTGGGACATTGAGTGGCTTGCCATGTGCGTCGCTCAAGCCGGAGGCAGGAACCAAACCGTGCTTGTCTATGGACTTCTCGTTGTCTTCGCTCGTGGCATGATATAGTTTCATATGGTTTATTCTTATGGATTCGCTCCGCTCTTCTTCCGCCATGGTTTAGAATGGAGGCTCTTCGGTGTCCCTGGGCGGCTCCTCCCGAGTCGTTTCCTCGAATTTCTTTTCCTGCTCCTTCGACCAGATGGCCACTTCGACCTTATCCCGCTCCAAGAAAAAGCTCTCCCGGCACGCCGGACAATATAGCCACTTGTTGAAGAAATACCTTTGCCCCTCTTTTGGTACCCAGCCCGGTTTATGCGTCCCCTCCTTGAGTTCGCCTTTCCCGCACTTCGGGCATTGCTCACCTAGGGTGTGGATGACTTCAGGTTGGCTCAACCCCTTATGCCCTATCAGGGACGATGGATTGCCCTCCCTGGCCTGGAACTTGACCTCCGCCTTGCATGAGCGGCATGTGGCCGTTATCCAGCCGTCTTTTTTCTCGAAGGTCCAACTGTTCGTGGAACACTCTCTGCATGGGTTCATAGGATTTGGCTTTTGCCTCTTGACTTATTATCTCTTATGTAGTAGCATGACTACTATAACCCATATGAATAATCTTGTCAAGCCCACAACTGAGCAGAGAAACGAAATCCCCATATCCTGGAAGGAGGCTTCGGTTGAAGCCCATGCCGCCTATGTGAAGCAGGTCGAAGAAAAACTGAAGGGCAAAACTTTCGGCTACCTTACGTTTAGGGGATATGGCGGCGATAAATATGTCAATAGAGCAGAAAAATGGCTTTTTGATTGTACCTGCGGAAGAAAAGATGTCCCCAGGAACCTGAGCTATGTCCTGACCGGCAGGACCAAGAGTTGTGGTTGTCGGTACAAAAAAAATCTCGGTGCCCACAAAAAAGATTTGACTGGACAAAAATTCGGTAAGTTGACAGCCATAAGCAGAATCGAAACAAAACCTGTAAAGTGGCAATGTACATGCGAGTGCGGGAGCCGAAAGGAAATTGTGCAATATATGTTGACCAACGGCACGACTACCCATTGCGGATGCGAAAGCCAGTACCAGGACAAGAAACGAGTTTTGGTCAAAATCGGGGTCGCGGAGATGTCCTTGACAGATTGGGCGAACATCATCGGCCTTTCCCGCCAAAGGGCGCATCAGCTCTACAAGAAAGGCTTGCTCCAAGGGAGGGTCGAATCCGTAACCAGTTGATTATATGACCAAGCTACCCACAAGACACAAGAAAATCCTTGAACCCGTGTTCAACAATAAGTCAGCCGCCGACTCAGCCGAATATATGCTCCGGCAGAAGGGCTGGGACACCAAACAAATCATCAAGTTCGATAAGGATGGCAAGACCATGTACGTCATCCTTGCGGAGAAGTCTGAATAAATCCCTAACCGAACCAACCATATGTTGCTCATCGAGGGGCTACCTGATGTCGGTGTCATAATCCGCGACATGCTGGAGAAGGAATATGCGTTCCAGATATCTTATCCCGGATACGTTGTCAAAATCGCCTTCCATAAGGGGACGTGGCTTGTCTGGAAAACCGGGGGTGGTTATTTCGAGCTTTGCGATTCAGGCGTATCGGAGGCTGACGACCCTGTGCTGAAAGCCCTGTTGGGGCAGATATGCCGCGCCGAAATAGGGGAGGTTACGGAGTCGAGCATGGACTTCTCCCGCCAGCTCCCGGCGAAGGTAATCCAAGAGGCTTTGAAATCCTGGGCGGGTAAGATGGAAGAGATAAAGGGGATACAGGTTCTCCAGCCGGGGAGGGACGCTTCCATCGACAAGAAGACAGGGAAATTTGAATTGTCGAACAACATTTTCTAGCCACCCGAAAACCACTATGCAAAACATGCCTTGCAAGTATTGCGGCGAGAACCGCATGAGGACTTTCGTCGGCTTCTTCAACCAGGAGGTAATCACCAGGGCGAACCAAGCCGACCTGAACCTGCCTAAGTACGGATTCCATCTAGGGGTGGATTGCGCGGCTTGCGGCAAGTGGCAGAAATGGGTCACGCAGACGGACGAAGCCATGTTAGGGGTCAAGTTCTACTTACCTGAAACACCTAACGGGGTCTTGCCCCTCTGACCGATATGGAGGACATGCTGAAACACGCCCTGTACTACTTATCGCAGGGTTTTTCGGTCATCCCGATTGATTTCGATGGCCGGGTCAAGGGACTGACCATGAAGAAAAGTCCGCTTTTGTTCAGCACAGACAAATATCTGGAAACGCCACCGACCATCGAGGAGGTCACGGAGTGGTGGGGCAGGTGGCCTTGGGCGGCAATCGGGATACCTTGCGGCAAGGTGTCCGGCCTGACCGTAATCGACAGCGAGAAGGACGCTGACCTGACCCTCTTCGGCTTGGAGGGAATCGAGACCCCGACGGCCAAATCCGGCGGCGGCGGGAAGCACTACTATTTCGCCTACGACCCGGACATCCAGAACAAGGTGAAGTTCGCCCCGTTCTATGACATCCGATGCGACCGGGGCTATATCATCGCCCCACCTTCACCCCACGATTCCGGGAGCCGCTATGAGTGGCTTGAGCCCCTGGGTAGCGTCCCTTTGGCCCCGTTCCCACAGAACGTCAAAGAGGCCATCAAAACCTCGTGCCGAGGCTCCAAGGCCGATTTGGAGAGGCTTTTGGGCGAAGGAGTCATAGAGGGCGAAAGGAACGTCTCGGCCACCAAAGTCGCAGGGTCGCTCCTGGCCAAATATCCGCCCGACCAATGGGAGACGGTCGTCTGGCCTATCCTGGAGATGTGGAATCGCGAGAAGAACAAGCCGCCTGACGACTCCGAGAAACTGCGCAAGACATACGAATCAATCTGCCGTGCCGAGTTGGCGAAGAGGAACCTCAACGAATCGGCACAGGGGATGTTCCAACTTGTCCCCAGCATAACTTCGAACGAACGCGAGCTGAAAATCTCCTTTTCCTTCGACGATTCCACCATCGACTTCCTGTTCAAGGAAATCGAGTACGGCAGGAATCGCGCTTTGGATACCGATTTGACCGTCAGTTACCGAGTTCCCGGCTTACGCGCCATCGAATACGGTAGCCGCCTGAACGTAAACTCAGGCTCTTCGCGCAGGGACGTATCCTCTGAATTGGAAAAATCCTTCGGAAAGAAATACAGCTGGCCCCTGATGTTGGCCATGGCTGTCCCCGAAATCAAGGCTTGGCTCATGGCTAAAGGCTCAAGCCAAGTAGCCGTAGACATAACCCCGATGAAGAGCACGATGCTCTTTAAGCCATTCTTGGTGGACAAGTCCGCTAACTTAGTGTTCGGGGATGGGGGTAGCGCGAAATCTTACTTTTGCATCGCCTTGGCCATTTCGTTGGCGACTGATGTCCCCTTCCTTGGTCTGCGCCCTGAGCGGAGATGCAGCGTGCTTTACCTGGATTGGGAAGACAGGGGAGAGAAGTTCTCCGACCGGCTTTTTCGCGTCGCTGGCGGGATGGAGGAATCCCCTCGGATGGAGGACATGCGCAAAATCCATTATAGGCGGGCTTTTGGGCAACCTTTGGGGGATTTGGTCCCCCTACTCAAGCATGAGATACGGGATAAGGGTATCGGTCTGCTCGTCATAGATTCGGCCGCCTACGCCTGCGCTTCCGAAATAGAGAAAGCCGAAAACGTCATCCGATTCTTCAATGCCCTGGATGAACTCGACACCGCTAGCCTGATTATCGCCCATGTCTCCAAAGGCCAAGCCGAGGCGGGGGAGGACGGCAAGGGCCAACGGTACGCCATTGGGTCTATATTCTTCCATAACGGACCACGGAACAGTTGGAACGTGGCTAAGCTCAGCGAGGACGGCGTGGACAACCCATTGAAACGGACTTGCCTATTCCATCGGAAATGCAACGACGGGCCACTCCACCAGATGATTCCCCTGGAGACAGATTTCAGCCAGGAAGGCATGGTCACGATACGCCGTGGGACGGATACCGGGTGGGAGCAGGGCAAGTCTGTCTCAGACCGTATCTTAACCTGCCTCAAGGAGGCTGGTGGTCCCTTGAACCGAAAAGAGATTTACGAAGAGCTAAGTGACCTCAAACCCAACTCGCTCAAGAGTAGTTTGGGGAGGCTGGTAAAAGACAAAGAAATAATCCTCAAAGGAGGCCATAAGGGTGACTACTTTTTGGCGAAACAAAAACTGTCCTGAAACCTTGCACCCCAAGCTGCACCCCAATTTTAGCTTGGGGTGCAACCATGCACCCCAACTCTTAAAGCTGCACCCCTAACATCATATTCTTATGTCAATAGAGCATTTTTTTCTTGGGGTGCATATTGGGGTGCGTTTTTTGACCCATAGAGAAATAGGGGAATACGGGTGCAGTATTCCCTTTCTATATTGCACCCCAAAATTGCACCCCAAGAAAAACCAGTCCATGGGGGGTACCCCAGCAGGGGTATTCCAAAGGTTTATCCCCAGCTCCAAATGGCATCCGAAAAGAGTCGAGCAAGATGGCCGCGCCGCCGGCCCGCCTGCGCCCGCGATATTTCCACCCCCGGACCGGAAATCTATTGCTTTTCCGGAAAAGCATATAGTACAAGACTGCGTTTTCCCCCAGACGAAAAACCGGGATAAAGCGGCCTAGCGAAAAACCGGGGGTCTCCCGGTTCTCGCAAGCCGTCTGGTTAGCCAGATTTTGACCTATACGCGGTTTTACCCAGCCAAACATACTCGTGTACCCCGGTCGCGCCGCAGGTCAATTTTGAGCCTCTAGCGCGTTCCGTCAGTCTACCCGGTTGCCGTCTTTGTCGAATTTCCATCCGTTAAAACAGTTTTTCAACTCGTTTTGCGGGTATTCACGGATTTTCCAGCCATAGGCGGTCTCTTTATCGCCGTAGTCTTTCAGGACTTTCAACTGGCCTTCAAAATCCAATTCGTCGAAGGTGCATGTTTCAATCAACCGTTCCCCTTTTACGTTGAATATCCAGCCTAGCCCACTTAAAGCATCGTCCGCTAAGCACGGGTCTCCAGGGTCAGCGGTATGCTTTTCGCAATAATCCTGGACTTCGCTATCGGCATAATGCTGGCCGATGGCGTACTCCTGGCTATCCGTCGGCAATTCGTCGAAGGTATAGCTTATCTTCATGTCTTCAACTAATTCGGACAGGATATGTTTACCATCGTTTTCAAGTAGTGCTTCGCCGTATTTACGGGCTAGGCGTTCCATTTGGTCGTCGGTCAAGTCTTTGCGCACGCTTTCCGATAGCGGCAAGTCGTCGCGGTGTAGCCTTAGGACGTTAAAGAATTCTTTTGGCATATGTTTAGAGGCCAAGCACTTTATCCGCGTCGGCCTCGTTCTTAGCCAGGATTTCCTGGCACTCCGGGCATTGATATTCAATGTCCGCATCCTCAAACCTAAACGCGTCTTTATAGTCCATCGGGTCGTTATCGTAGTTAGGCCGGACTTTCCCCTTCCCGGCATATTCGCCGTCAATAGGGCTAAGGTAGCAATAGATAAGGCACTCGATTTCCTCTTCACATTTTGGGCATTTAGCCATATATTTTCAATGTTCAGGCTCTTAATTTGAGCCTTGCGCCTTGCCCCTAGCTGTTATCTAGCCGCTAGGGAACGCCGCGAATGGCGTTGGTATGATATGCCGCGTATTCATGGCATTTCGCAAGGCGTAAGGCTTCTAGGTCTAAGCCTAGCGGAACGTGCCAAGGGTTCAAGATTCCCTTAGCGCGTCCGGGCTAAGCCATGACGGTCAATGCCGTCCATGGCCACCTCCGAACAATTCCATCCCTAGGGCGAAAACGCCTAGGACGAAAAGCAGGACGGCCATATGGGTATTCGTGGACTAGCGGTTAAGGTTCAAGGGTATCCTAGTCCAGCGTCCCGGCACGATAGGTTCATGCCGGGTTCGCCGATTCAGGATTCACTCAAGAGACAACTCAATCTTGTCTTCCGGCGCGATAGGGACAACTTTGCCGTTTTCGTCTTTGAGGGTATTCCCATCCCATGTTTCCGCTTGCTTGTCCCCGATAGCGGCATAGACGGTCGGGCAAGGATTAATACCCTCTTGGCATTTGCCATACTTGAATAACTTTGCGTCGGTGTAGCCGCCGCGCACGTCGCAACCGTTGTGGATTTGGATAAGTACATAATCGCCATAGCCCAGCGGTTTTTTACCATCTTCGCTAAGCTCGCAACCTTGCAAGATTTGGTCTAAGAAGTTATCGCCGTTGTAGGTATTCCAAGTCTGGCCAAAGCCAAAACCTTTTTCGGTCAGCCATTTTTCGGCCTCTTCGCTAAGGCCATATGCCTTGTCGCTAGTCCAATCGTCCATCGTGGCGAATTTGGTATTGAATTCCTGGCATACAGCATCCAATTCAATCACGCCGCTTGTTAGGTACTTGAATGTGGAAACGGAAAAATCAATGTCGCTTGAGTCCGGCTCTCCGCTGTTATAGCTTTTGCTTTTCCAGTCGGCATAGTCGAAGTCAAAGGCCACTTCCGGCTCGTTCTCGAAGTCGGCCAAGGTCTTTTTCTGGTTTTTTTCCCAATGCCGCCCGTAAGCGTCGCCGCTATCGCAAAGCGCACGCCCGGTGGATTCGGTAAGCATCGTGTAGATTGTCTCTTTCAGGTTAGGCATATGTTTATTCTAGGTCTTCGTCATGTCTGCCAACGATATCGCTAAAGATAGGCGCGGCGTTCATGCGGAAATGGTCTTTGATGGACTGTATAGCCTCTTTAAGGTTTTCATGGTCTTCATGCGATTCCTCTAGCTCGTAGCTAAGCAGGTTGCGCACGGCAAGCTCTAGGGATTCCATCCGACTAAGAGTTTTCGTCATGGCTTTCAGGTTAAGCCGCGCCAATCCGTAGCGGTTATCCTTGATGGCTTCCTTTTTCCAGTTAGATTTTGTTTTTTTCATATGTTTAAGTATTTTTTAGGCTATCCTTTCGCCATGCTCAGTAAACCGCCAACCGCCAAAGGCTTGCGCGTACCAAAGCCGTTGCGCCCTAACGTGGTTTGTCCCGGCATGTGAAAATTGCGGCGGCATAGGCAATTCCAAGTTATAGCGTGCTATGGCCGCATCTTTAGCGTCATTCCTTAATTCGTCGAATGAGTATGTTCGCATATGGTCAGATGTTTTGGTTCTCGATTTCGTCGGCCTTATCGCGTAGCCGCTTGGCCTCTTGTTTCTTGGCTTCCTCGTATCCGTCCTGCCATTCCCCGATGGCCTCTTCCAGGATTTCCCTAGCCGATTCCTTGTCTATATTCCCATTGTCGCGGATTTCGTAGTCGGTCAATGAACGCGGCGGACTGATTATGCCTTTGAGCACGTTGCCGCTGGTGAGGTAATGGGTATGGCTTTCCAGGGCTTCGATTTTGGTGCACTTATCCTTGATGGATTCCCGCAATGCCTTGACCGTCGGTATGTCGAACACGCCTTCCGCGTTGATGTTATAGACTATCTTCCCTAGGGCTTTATCCACGTCGAAAACTATATCAACTGGTGTGTTCGCATGTTTGTCGCAATCCTTCCAGCGGATTTCGTAAGAGACGATGCCGCCTTCCGATTCATCTTTGAGCCATTCCAAACAATTCTCGCAAGCATCCCAATGCGCCTTAGTCGCCGCGTCCATGAACGATTGTTCATCCATGCGGTTCAACGCATCGGAAAGGGCTTTCTTTAATCCAAAAGTCTTTTCGACATAATCTTTTGTCCATTCCGTAGCCGGATGTTTCTTGTTTAGGTATAGCCCTAGATTGAAAACGATAACGTCGGTTGTTCTGTCCGGCCAATAATCGTAATAAGTATGGGAATACGCATCGTATCCATCGACAACCCCGGTATCCCAAACCATGCCCCAAGAGGATACGATTTTGCCTAGGTCAAACGTCATTTTGTGTTTCATATGTTTTTAGCGGGTATACCCGCGATATTTCCGGCTATTTCCCTGAAAATCGTTAGGTTTTCGGTAAATGGCCTTAGTATGGTTTATTGATTTGGTTTAGGTGTGTTTTGTCTGTCTTCCCGACCGCACGGTTTCCGCCCTTTGAAGGGCTGAAAACCGCTTTATTTAGTTTTTGTTTGGGTTGCAATGAGCCAGGAACGAAAGGCCGTTTTTGCCTTCTGCGTCCAGCCGTGCCGCGATTTTGAGCGCGAGGCGGTCAAGTGCCCTAGCCGATGTCTGGTCGCCGTTCATTGCGTCCAGGTAGATGGCTTTAGCGTCCTTGATGGCTTCCGCGACGATTGCGAGGCTTGCCAGGTCTAGGCTTGCGCCTTTCCAAGCCGTGCCGTTCTGTATGGTTCGCATAGGTTTAGGATTAAACCGTTTCCGTAACGCGGAACGGCTTGAAAGTATCCGATAGGATTATGTATCCCTCTTTTACTTCCGCCGTGTACAGGCATGTGAAACCTTTGCTTATTAGCCACTCTTCCGCCATATCCAAAATATGGTTCTTGGAATAGTCGAAGGGGATGGTAACGGCTTGCTTAAACCTTGCGCTAGTTATTCGGACACGGCTTCCATTGCTGTTAGTCGCGCCAAAATATCTAACCGTCAAGGCATGTAAGTTTTGCATAGGCTTTTGAATGTTCAGGGGCTTAATTGCCCGGATGGTAGCCCGTCAAGGCTACCGTGCCGGATAATCAATCGTTGCCGTTTTCGTATCCCTCTAGGTCGTCTTCGATGCTGTCAGCCGCGCTATCTATCGCGCCCTCGAAATAGTCTTTTGTTTCTTGGATTATTTCGGCCACGATGTCGCGTGCGCGGTCAATCGAGACGCTTTTTGTCTTTGATTTATAGAACATGTTGTCAATCCGCACCTCTAAATCCCCGCTGATGTCCGGCTCGCCGCAATTCACGGCTATGGCCTTTAGGTCTTCGATGGTTATCGTCTTGCGTTTAGGCATATGTGATGTTCGGCGTGTTAGTCCACGCTTAGGGCTAAGCCGGATGGTTTAAGAATCCATCCGGCCAAGGGGCTAAGCGGCCAACGGTTCGGCTTCTACCAGGCGCAAACACGGTTTGCTGGCAGGTGCGTCCAGGTCGCAGAGGCGGTGCGCCATGTAGTCCAGCCAGTCGCTGGATGCCATGGCGGCGGATTCGTCGGTCAATTCGTCCGGGTCGAATTCCAGCATCACGGGCAGGAACAAACTTTCGAGGGTCATAGTTTCGCCTTTCGTTCAAGGTACATGGGTAATATATACTAAATCAAAAACTTTGTCAAGAGGCAGGATAAGGCTCAATAGAGCCATTAAAAAGAGGGCTATAATTTGGCTTAATTATGCCCTCTTGACAAGATTTATGATTTATGGCATACTGGCCTTAACAGTAAAGAAGGCAAAGCCCTAAGCGGTCGGCGGGTCTATGGACTAGCCCTCACGCCAAGGCCGGAAAGGCACTTTAAAAGACGGGTGGGACAAACTCACGAAATAACCAACCAAACTATATGACCAACAACATCAAGACCGTGACCGTTAAACTGACCCAGGAAGAAATCCGTCTGGCCAAGACCGCGCTCGACATGCTCCGTGAACATCATGATTGTTCGTTGTGCGGCAAAACTACTAACCTTAAAGGGGCTACGGTCAAGGCATAACGCCTTGTCCTCTAGCTCTTAGCCCTAACACTAAAATTGACCCTAACGGGTCTCTTGATGCCAGTCGCCGGATACAAAGCCGTATGGCTTAACCCATAGACCCGCCGCTAGACAGAATGTTGTCTCATTCAGCCGCCCCTATGGTATCCGGCGCATGGTATCAAGCTGAATAAAACTATGTCCCATAAAGACAAAATCAAACTACTGCTTGTCCGACTTGATTCGCGCTTACCGCAAGGAATATGCGAAAACTTCGGCGAAAAAGAGGTCGCTAGATTGTCTGATGCGATAATGGCGGACGAGTCGCTTATGTACTTCGAGCGTGCAAAGCTATGCCGTGAATTGACGGATGGCTTGGATGCGCTCATGTCAAAGCACTTCGCCGCTATCAGATAAAACTATGATGTTAATCCTTACGATAGCCGCCGGGGTTGTCCTAGGCTTTATAGCTCTAGGTATCCTGGCCATTATTCTCGACTGAATGGTCAACCGTGCCGCTTACTTAATTACTCAATAGGTAAGCTGGCTGGATACTGGTTAGGAGGTTCTACAAGCCTCTAGCCCGTATCTGGCTGAATGTTTCTATACTCATGGCAATATTCCCTAAAGGAAGCTAAAGAAGCTGAATGGGGAAAGGTGAGGAACGATACTAGACTGCTATGATTGAGCTAGAGTTTAGCAGGAAGCAGGGGAAGAGCAAAGGAGCGAATATAAGAGAATATATTAAAACAGTTTTTTAGCTAAGTTTAGCCAAAAGTTGATGTTTTAGCTCCCCAAGCGTCGCATACTATAGATTGTGCGACGCATGACAGGTTATATTTTAGCTGTGTTGAGCCAAAAGCTAAGAAAAACCAAGCATACACCCAAGGAAAAAACCGCTGTACTAAGCGTAACGCGTTTAAATATCTTTCTTCTTTCTATATCTTTCTTCTTTTTCGCTCTGTTGACTTCAATTTCGAGCTTCAGTAATAGTGTTCGTTCCTTACTTTTACCCCTCGTTAGCTTGTTTTTGGTTCTGTACTATCGACCATGGAGGGGAGAGTGGTATACTGAAGCTATGGGCAAGTCTTTAGCTAAAAATCCGCTAAGGGAACGCATTTTTTACGTTAAATTGGATAGGGTCTTGGTGCCTTTGGCTATGGCTGGTCTGGAGGAGGTGATGAAGGGGACCCATCCTATGTTGGAGGGGCTGGAGAAGGGGAAAGTGGCTGAGTTGAGGCAAAAGACCATGATGGAGGTTTTGAAGTACATGCCTAAGCGGATGGAGGATAAGATGGATGCCAAGGAGCTGGCCGAGATTTCGAGGAGGCCGGGGGTGATTATCTTCCCGATGTCGCCGGTGGGGTCGACTACGCTCCAGGAGCTACCTAAAATGGTCCCGAATGAGGAAATTCCGCTTAATAGAGAGGAATTATTGGAGGCGGCTGGAGTGGAGTTGGTGGATGAGGAGGAGACGAATGATGTAAACGAATGACTTTACTTAAGATTCCTCGGTCTTTTTTGAAAAAACCCCAATAAACTCGAAGATGGCAAAAAACCATTTTTAAGCTCTTGCTTTACACTATGCCTGCCAGACCTGGGTCTGAACTAGCCAGCTTGCACTCCCTATATAGGAGGAAAGGTTGGGATGGCGGACGGACGCATCCTTATAGGACGTTCTGCCCGTATTGCTGTGAGGACCTCGTGGTGAACGAGGATGGTGGGGCGGCGGTATGCAAGACGTGTTGGAAGGGCTTCCTCTTCGAGGGGCTCCCTGGAGACTATACCCATATGATGGAGCATCCTTATTCCATGACCAAGGGACATGCCCTGGGGGGTAAGAAGGCTCGGGTGGATGATTACTATAAGGAAGGGGTCATGGAGATGGAGGCTTTGGATGCCCAGGAAGGGATGACCCCGGAGGAACTGGAGGCCTTCGGTGGCCTTTGAGCTATCCTATATATATGACCAGACCTCGCAAGATGGGGACGAGCACGATAAACCCGGATTCCGATGCGCCGCCGCATTGGAGCCCTAACCCTGGACCCCAGACCAAAGCCCT